CAGCTAATGGTGCAAACTATGTAGGGTTTAAAGCTCCAGATGCTATATCATCTAACGAAGTATGGGTATTACCTAATACAGACGGTAGTGCAGACCAAGTTCTTAAAACAGATGGTTCTAATAATTTATCTTGGGTAGATCAATCAGGAGGAGGTTCTGCTGCTTTTACAGCTTCTGGTTCAATAACAGCAGGTAAACCATTAATATTAAATAGTTCAGGACAAGCAGAGCAGGTAGCTGTATCTGTAACTGCTGTTACTGAAAGTATAGGTACGCAACAAGCTATTCAATCTCATGGCACTACAGCAGTAGATGCTCCTGTAGGTTGTGCTTTAACTACTGATAAAATACTAATAGCCTATATAAGAAATGATAATAAAAAACTTATGGCTAAAATAGGCACAGTTGCTGCCGATAAAACTATAAGTTTTGGTAGTGAAGTTGAAGTACATGATGGCGGTTCAGGAACTATAGACGATCCATCTGTTGCTTACGATTCTAACGCAGGAAGAATAGGAATATTTTTCTCTGAAAATGATGGAGGCACTAACCCTTATAAATTCTATGCTGCTACTGCTAGTTTTAGTGGCACTACTTTAACTGTAAATACTCCTGCAGATATAGGTAATATAGATGCAAATGGAAGAGTTGTTTCTGTGCCTGTATATGATCCTGACAGAAATAAAGTTGTTGTGTTTGTTGAAGGAGATACAGATTACAATACAGTTACTGCTATGGAAATGGATTTATCAGGTTCTTCTCCTAGTATAAATCATCAAACAGCAGTTACAGGAACTCATTTTAGCGAAGGAAGAAGTAGTAGATATAGTAATGTTGTTTACGACACAAGCTCAAATAGATTTTTATATATGTATGGAGATGATGACGATAGCTCTCAAATAAAAGTTAAAGTAGTTCAAAACACAGGTTCTGCATTTACTTGGGGCTCTAGTGTAGATGTAGAAACTGAAGATAATGGCTCAGACTCTAGAGCTGCTATTGGTTATGATCCTGTTAATAATAAAGCTTTAGTTGTATTTGGTTCTAGTGCAAGCGGAAGTAGTGCTAAATTTTACTATTCTGTAGGTACTATTACTGGTGGAGGTACAAATTCAAGTAGTTGGACTACTCCTGTAGAATATCCTAATTTTGTACCTGGTGATGGCACATATGATTGGAGAATGGTTTATCATCAAGCTGCAAATGAAACTGCTAGTGGAAGATTTGTATTTTATATGCCGAATGCTGATGGTTCTTCAGAAGGTGTTGTTTTACGAACAGGAACTTTAAGTGGTAACACACTTACTTTAAGCGATACAGAAAATGTTCTTAAAGCTAGTTCAAATAGTTTAGGGCATGGTACTATGTTTGGACCATTAACAGGAATGGATAACAATCCTATTGTAGCTACATGGGGAGCAGATAGTACGCCATATTTAACCATTTATCATGCACCAGTAGATCAAGTATCAAACTTAACTGGTACTAATTTCTTAGGTTTAGCAGCAGCGTCTGCTTCTAACGGACAAAGTGTAAATGTTACTATAGATAGTGGAGTTAATGAAAATCAATCTTCTCTTACTGCAGGAACTAAATATTTTGCTACTGATTCAGGTACTGTAGCTACTTCAGGAACAGTATTTTTAGGAGAAGCTCTTAGTTCTACATCAATTCAATTAGAGCCTGCTTCAGGAACTAATGCAAACCAATTAGTAAGACTAGATGCAAATAGTAAATTACCTGCTGTAGATGCTTTAGAATTAACAAATTTACCTAACTTTGAAAATCAAGATATGGTTATTGCGTCAGGATCAGATGCAATATCTGCAGGTCATGTTGTTACAGAAGAAAGTAATGGTGAAACAGCTAAAGTTAAAAAAACAACAACAACACAAAATCTTAGTTTTGGTGCAGCGACAACTTCTACTGCTTTAACAACAGCAGGTAATGATTTGGGCGGTAGTTATGGTGCTAATAAAAGAGTTTGGCAAAATTGTGCTGTAGCAAACGATAGTGGTAAATATGTAATAGTTCATTCAGGTGCTTCATCATCTTATGGGGTAAGATTTCAAATATACGAATATGACTCTGCGTCATCTACATGGTATGATAGGTCTGCAGGACATAATTATCATGGTAGTAATCCTAGCCAATCAAATGGTAAAGTTACTGTAAATCAAACCTACGATTATTTTTATATAACGAGTGACAATTTAGGTGGCAGTGCTCAAATAATGGAACTTAGATGGCATAAAAATATGAACTCTGCCGAAGGTGGTACTTATATGGTATTTTATGATTATCATGCTAGTGCAGGTAATATTCAAAGATATGCTCACCCATTTACTATTAGTAGTGACAATATTGTTAAAATGTATTCAAGACTAGAACTACTTAGACACCCTGATTATAGTAATGATGATCACATGTCTAACGATAGTTCTGTTATATCTATGGGTACAGACGAAATGGTTGTTGTTGCTTGTAGTCAATGGTATATGTACTATAGTCACCCTTATCAATCTCATTTTGTAATATCAACAAGAAGATTAACATATGATGGTGATTCAGGTCTAAGTAATCCATATCAAGCAACAACATTAAGTAATCAGAAATTCACAAGTATTAATGGTCAAGGCTCAATGCAAACTCAACAATACCCTATAAGAACAATGTATGATTATACTAATGATAGGCTAGGAGTTGCATGGGTTGATACAAATATTCGTCATAGATATACTTGTTGGACTAACACAGGAAGCTCTAGTTCATATACATGGACACCTCAATATACTGAACAACTACTTTCAGACCATAATGGTAATGTTCAAAGCCATGCCAACTATCGTTTAGACCAACAAAAAGCTGATGGAAAAGGAAGGGTTTTATACACTATAAGTCATTATTATAATCCAGGAACAGGAAACCAATATAAAAAATACTTCTTTTGTATTGCAATGGGTTCATCTTCATTAACAGTACAAACTGTTCGACAGGATAATTATGGTTCAAATACTACATATATAAGTTCAGGTAATCCTACATTACATTATGATTATCTAAATGATATTTATATTGTTCCACGAGGTTCACTAGCTCAACCAGGGTTAAATCAAAATATGTCAGTTTATAGCCCAAGTGGTACAGGTATAACAGAAACTACAAATGTAAGTGGTGGAGGACAAAGTCAGGCTATACAAGTTGGTAATATGTTAGCTATTGTTGATACCATGTCTATTTCTAGTTTTACTAATGCTAATGCAGGTAAATGGTTACAGGTAAACTCAACCGATAGTAATGTTTGGAAAAACACAACAAGTTTTGGTACTGATGGAGGAGATACATATTACGCATCAGGTAACATTCCTCATACCTTAACAACTCATACTACAAATAAAGCATTAGCATTTGGTTTTGCTCAAGAAGCAGGTACAGCAGGCGATACTATTCAAGTTTTACCATTTACTAGTAACAGCTTAGAAAAAAATCAAAGCTCTTTAACAGACGGTACAAAATATTATGTTTCATCAACAGGAGCATTAGTAACTGTTACAACACCTGATAGTGATATTAATGCTGATCCTAATAACCCATTTGTTGGTGAAGCTGTTGGTACAACTAGATTAAGATTACCTACAAGAAGCGATACTACCATTAGCGGAGATGCTAGAATATTCTGTGGCTCTTATGATTTTAGAGTAGATGGTTCTAGCACAGCACAAAATGTTTTAATTAGTTTACCATCAAGTTATACAGCATCAAATGTTAGAGCGTATGAAATTAATTATTATGGCATTGGTTTTGCATCAGATGGAAACCATTTTACTTTTAAGCCTTACAATGGTTCATCTAGTGTTCTTTCTGGTAATACTGTCTATATGAGTATATTTAGTGCCTACGACAGTAGTGATAGAGTACAAACATCTAAAGCAGTATCAGCAGGTTTTCCCTTACAAAGAGGTGATGGTACTGCTCGTGACGCATATAGTGGTAATGATGTAGATAATCCTAAACAAAATTATGACAATACATCAGGTCATGGTGGTCAGTTAAATGGTAGAGCAATATATACTAACTCTTTAAGAAATGGCTCATACGATTATAGCTCTACTTGGAGGTGGGGTTCATCAGCTACAAATCATGCTTTTGCTCGTGGTATAGTTTCATTAGGTAATGGAAGCTCTACTAGTAATTATGCAGATGGATTTTATTTTTATATAGGTGATGACAGTCAAGCAGAGCAAAGTACAGCAATTATGGAAGGCGTAGTTTCTGTTTACGCAATTATAGGTTAGGAGTAAGTTATGGCACAAACACAAGTATACAATGCAACAACAAAACAATATGTAACATTAGAAGTTAATGATGATTTAGTTAATGAGTCTTTAGTAGAAGAAGATAGATTACAACAAGCAAAAATAGAAAGAAACATATTGCTACAAGAAAGTGATTGGGCTTTAGTTTCTGACAGCCCATTAACAGATGAACAAAAAACAGAAGCTACAACATATAGACAAGCATTAAGAGATTTACCTGCACAAGAGGATTTTCCAAATATTGCTTTTCCAACTAAACCAGATTTTTTATAAGGAGATAATTATGCCAAATTTAATAACATTAAAAAGAAATAACCAAGTTGTTTGCAACGCTGACGATAACGTGAGTATAGAAGAACATACTAATGAAAATGGTCAAAAAAAAATTGGTTTAAAATCAAAAGAATCCGATATTTTTTTCTTTTACTATTCTGATTTAACTTTAGAAAATGCAAATATATATATAGATGCATCACACGATTTACCAGAAGATTTTGAAAGTTATAAATATTGCTATACACCTGACGATGGCTTTACTCTGTATCCAAAATATGTTGTTTCTGAAGTATTGGAAGATACCTTTGACCCACTAGATTATAAAGAAGGAGAAGCTTACCCACCACCATCTAATAATTTTGGAAGAACAGTTACTTACCAAGATGGAAGCAAAACAATAATAAGTGCAACAGGCGAAGTAACGGAGGTAGAAGCTCCATAATGTCTAAACCTACTGCAAGCATAGTAAATCAAAAGATAGACGATCATGTAGATGCATGTACGAGTAGATATGAAGCTATAGACAAACGACTGTATAGAATAGAAGCAATACTTATAGGAGCAAGTGTTTCTGTAATAGGTTTGCTAATAAAGATTATAATGAGCTAGAGAGAGAAATATGCCTAAAGTACCATTGACAGATAAAGAAAAACAAATGAGAGCAGAGGCCTTACGTAGATTTAATACTGGAGGTTCTTACCAATATGATCCTACAACAGGTCAATTTACTGGAAATTTAAATTTTCTTGGAAGTAATATAAATTTTGATGAAATAAATAAATTAACAAGCACTATGACAGGTGGTGCAGGTAATGATACTTTAAATGCTGGTGCAGGTAATGATACTTTAAATGCTGGTGCAGGTAATGATACTTTACCTGGAGGTGCAGGTAATGATACTTTACCTGGAGGTGCAGGTGATCCTCCCCCAAGTGCTGCAGAAACTGCCGCAAGAGAAGCAGGTTTTGTTAATCCAGACGGTAGTGTATCTACAGACGAGTATCTTACTACTTTAGAAAACGATGCTATATTTAATACTGTCGAATCTACAGGTGGTGACTTAACTGGAGAACAAACAGAAGCTATTAGAAGTGCAGTTCAAACTGCTAATGAAAGTGGTACAACGGTATCTCAAGAAGAGTTAGATAATATAGCAAATGAAAATGCACCAGAACCAGAAGAAGAGTATGATCCTACAAAAATAGATCCTACCAAAACTACAGATGGTGCTTTATCTGCTGACTTTAGAACTATAGAAGTTATATATTATAATTCTAGAGGAGAAGAGGTAAGTAGAGGCACTAGACCAAACCCTTTATTTTCACAAAGAGATCCTGCTAGAACAACAGAGGTAAAAAATTCAGATGGCACTACAACAGTAACATACTTTAATCAGTATGGTATTCAAATAGGTCAAGAAGTATTGCAACCAGGTGAAGAAAAGTCTGAAGATCCTGCTACTACAGAAGGTGGAGAACAAGGTATAGTAGATTTTACAGCAGGCCAAGTAGCTGATCCTACAATGCCTGCACAAGCTGTTTATGATTATACTCCACAACAAATAGATACTGCAAAAGAATTACTAGAAAAGAATGGTTTTGACTTAAACAAACTTGCAGATGTAGTAGCTGATAAAGCTAAAGCAGGAACAGCAGTAGCACCTACATCACCTGGTGCAAAACAAGGTACTGCAACTTTAGTTGGATCACCTGGAACTGCAGTAGGAGCTGATGGTACTGTTAGTACTAAAGTAGTAGGTCAAGAAGCAACCCCAACAGAAGATGCTAAAGTAAGATCTGTTACAGGAACACCAGGTGAGCAAATAATAACACCTGATGAAATGCCTAGTAGAACAGTTACTGATACTGAAAATCCAGTAGCTGCAACAACTGACTTTGACGCAAAAACATATGTAGGTGATACACCACAATCTACTTTTGTATCTAATATAAATGATCAAAGATCTGTTGGTGTTGTAGGAGATAACGAAATACCTACAGCTGCAACTGCTGATGGTTTAAAAAGAGAAGTAACAGCTGCAGAAAAATATGTATTAAGTGGTGATGCAACTTTCTTAGCAAAAAGTTTAAACGTAGATGACACTGTAGTTGCACAATTTATTGAAGGTAATGTACAAGCTAGAGATACAGTACAAGGACAATTAAGTTTATTAATGGATCAGTTTAATGATGGCACTCCTACTTGGGCAGCAGGTGCTATTAGGGCAGCAAATGATACAATGGCTGCTAGGGGGATGGGAGCTAGTTCCTTAGCGGCAGCAGCCATAGTGCAAGCCTCTATGGAATCAGCCCTACCCATTGCTCAAGCTGATGCTCAAGTATATTCTAATATGAATCTTACTAATCTTAACAATCAGCAAAAAATAGCTTTAGAAGTAGCTGCAGCTCAAAGAGGTACACAACTACAGAATTTAAGTAATGAACAACAAGCAGAACTTGCTAAAAGTACAAGTGCTTTTCAATTAGGAGCAACAAGCTTATCTAACTTACAAGCTGCTCAGGTAGCTAATGCACAGTTAAGAGCAGCTCTACAAGGTCAAAACTTAACTAATACACAACAAACTAATATAATTGAAGCAGGCAGATTTGCTGAAATGAATAACCTAAATCTTAGCAATGAGATGCAAGCCAGGTTACAAGACACAGCAAACAATCTACAAGTAGATATGTCTAACATGAGCACGAAAGCTCAAGTCGTATTATCTGAATTACAAACTCAAGCTGCTCTAGCAGGACAAGAATTAACAAATGCACAACAATCAAGTGTTGTTAAATCAGAACGATTCTTTAGTGCTAATAACTTGACTTTTAACGCAGAACAAGCTAGAGTTCTATCTAATTCCAAAATGATTGAAACTCTAGAGCTTGAGAATTTAGACTTTGAGCAAGCTAGAACTGTACAGAATGCTGCTACATTTGCACAAATGGAAATGGCAGGGTTAAATAACAGACAACAAGCACAAGTAGCTAATGCTCAAAACTTCTTACAAATGGATTTACAAAACTTGTCAAACGATCAACAAGCTGCAATACTAAGTTATCAAACTAAGTTCCAAGGCTTGTTATCTGATCAAGCAGCTAAAAACACTATGGAACAATTTAACGTAACTAGTGAAAACGACATTGCTAAATTTTATGACAACTTAGCTGCAGACATATCTAAGTATCAAGCACAACTAGATACAACAATTAGTCAATTCAATTCTGGTCAAATAAATACTCTTGCACAGTTTAATAATACAATGCAAAACAATAGAGATCAGTTTAATGTTAAAAATCAGCTAGACATAGCTAAGTCTAATGCTGAATGGTATAGACAAGTTAATACTATAAATACATCAGGTGAGAATGCAGAAGCTGCAGTAAATGCAGCAAATTACTTAGAACTTTCTAATGTTGCACAAGCTAATATGTGGCAAGAATATAGAGATATAGCAGATCAAGCATGGACTGCATCACAAAATGAAAGAGATAGAGGATTTCAACTAGCTATGGCAGCTCTACAATCACAACACGAAAAAGAATTTTTTGATATGCAACTAGATGCTCAAAATGGTAAATCTTTATCTGCTTTTATATGGGAATTAATTTTTTAGGAGATACATATGGTAAATTCATGGACAGAATTATATGAGGCATATAAAGGAGCAAAAGACATTTATGAAACTTTTAAAGGGGATGATGGTCCTTCTCAACAACAAGTGCAAGCTTCACCAGGAAACATTAAAAGAGGTAGAGGATTTAATCAAAGAGTTGTAAGTGGTGTAGTTGGACCTGCAAAAGTTACAAAAGTAAGTTTAGGCTATGGAGATCCAGAAGCAATTCATACTACTTTTGTAGGACACACATTAAGAAATTATAGACTTTCGTAGGAGAAAATTAATGCAAAAACAAGATACATTTCCTAGCGGTAAACCGTATACCCCAATAGACAGTGTACCTGTTCCTGGACAATCTTTAACTAGACCAAAAGGGGAGTATAATTGGGAACAACCACCACAGCATACAAACCCTGATAGTGCTATAGCTGAAATTATGGATAAAATATCTACACCACAAGGCATGGGTAGAATGTTTGCATTATTAGAAAATGGTATAACAGTAGTAACAATGGTAGATGCAATGGTTTTATCCGGTTTTGCACAAGGAAAATTTAATCCTAATGTAGCAGAATTAATTAAACCTGATTTAAGAGAGTTTATTATGCTATTAGCAGACAAAGCAGAAATTAAATACAAAAAAGGAGTAGTTAAGCCTAAAGGTAATTTTGATAAAACACTAGAAGAATTACAAGATAAAAAAGGTGAAGTAGAAGAAATGATGAACCCTAAAGAACCTGCTGATATATCTGATGAAGAGCCTATAGAAGATTCTGATGAAGAACCAAAAGGTTTAATGATTAGAGCAAGACCTATAAGTCTTATGGAAAGAGGAGATATGTAATGTCAAAAGCATTTAGAAGTGGATTTTTTTCAGGAGCACTAGATCAAGGCACATCTAGAATGAAAGCTCGTGATGAAGCATATGACGCTATGGTAGATCAAACATTTAATATAATACCTCAAGCTATAAAAGCAAAAGAAGAAATTGAGTATGAAAGAAAAAAACGACTTGATAAAGCAAATCAAATTGCTAAAACTTTTAAAATAGATTTAGATGCTGCAAAAGTTTTTTTAAATGATTTTGATCCAGATGGTAAAGAAAATATATTAACATTACAAAAAACTTTTAATCAACTAGAATTACAAAAAGACCAAAAATTAATTGACAGCACAAAAACAATGCCTACAGGTTTTGTAGAAAGT